CTCATAATACTATTTATCTGATTCTACTTTAAAAAACCAAACCAACCAGTTATGATATATTTTTCGTGTTCTTTTGATATTTGTCCGCAATGTGTATGTGTAAAATCAGTCGGCCAAATCAATGTTAGTCCTTTTTTAGCGGGTGTTGTTAACTCTTGATATTTAAAATGAGTACCACCTTCAGGAACATCATTTAAATAAGTCATCCAAACAAGACAACGGTTTTCGTGCCTAGAGTTTCTTTCATAATGTTTAGTAAAATAACCTCCACCTGGTGGATAGTATTGTATATTTGCACCTTCAACCATTCCATATGATTCAAATTCTTTAACTTCAGGATATTTCTCTTCATATAATTTAACACATTCTTTTAATTTATTTTTATATGACATAAACCTTGGTTCATCCCAGTTTGGATCTACCCCAATATCTATAGAATCTTTTACTTGTTTTGCAATTCGTGAAGTGAAACCTACAACGCCTGGTTTTTGAAATGATTTATTTTCTTTAAATAAATTTATAAGTTCATCACAAACAACAGGTGGTATATACCAACCTCCAATCATACTAGTTTTTGGTAAACTATGTTCTTTAAATTTTGGTGCTTCTTTGAATCTCATTAATTATCACTCCTTCTATATGTGTATAACCTAATTTAATAGCTGCCTGCACTCGTTGACTACCTTTCCATACACTATATTCTTTTTCTATATAGGGTATGCCCATTGGACCATATCTAGGTACTTCCGATACAATGTGTTCTTTTACTTCTATTGGATAATTTAATGATTCACCATCTAATAATTCTTTTAGTGGCGTCATTGACTTAATATACTTTAAGTCTTTTATTGCGATAGGTACTTTATTCTTTACTTTCTGATTTGCCGTCAATAGTTTCATTTTCATTTCTCTTTTCTTTTTTAGTTTCCATAGTTTGTTTATTCAACATCTTTTGTAATTCTGCTGTTGAACCTACAAATAAAGCATTTTTAATATTAGCATTTGTTCTATTAGGTAATTCTTTTAAATCTTTAAATTTCTTTTGTAAATCTTGTAGTTTATCAACTGTAGTACCAACTTGTCCTATCAATTGACCAACAACTTCATAAGCTCTAGGGTGTTGTCCTTCTTTTGCAATATCTAATATGCCTTGTATTGCTTCTTGTCCTTTTTCTATTATACTATAATAACTTTCTCTACTATAATCATAATCAGTATTAATATCCTTTTCAACTTTTAAAGGAACTTCTCCGTTCTTTCTAGGAACAGGAACTTGAAAACTTTTAGGTGGTTCAAGCTTGCTCTTATCTACAACTTTATTTTGTCCTTCTAATCCCAAAATTTCATTTACACTATCTTCCAATTTAGTCATTATTCATCTTCTCCTGTTACTGGATTATATTTCTTTGTATCATCATAGAAACTAATCTTTGTTGTAAATCCAAAATCATCATCTGCATTAGCACTTTCAGGATTTGGTATTACTATAATTCTTTCTTCTCTTGATAAAGGAGCATCCGTAGATGTTCCTAAATCTGCTTGTGATTTTCTAATAACTCTACTTTGTGCCATAGGTCCATATAAGTAAGTTTTAGCAGTAAACATTAAAGTATATATAACTGCTCTTCGCTTATTAAAATCACCATCATATGTATCTTCATATTGTACTTCATCTAAAACAATAGGCACATCACGTTTAATATTTAATTCTGGTATTGCATTAATAGTAACTGTATAATCTGGTGCAAAGTATGGTAATATTTGTTCAATTATCTGTAGTCCATTTTCTGCTGTAGCAGTAAAAGAATAAAGACTAAAACTTATATCATATGGTACAGGTGAATAATTAAATTGATGTACCGTAGAATCAGAAGTTTTAACTCTAACTGTTTTTTGAAGTTTGTTTAATTTTCTAGTAGCGTCATACTTTAAACCTGTTAATTCAAATCCCATTCTAGGTAAAGTAATTGCAAAGGTTCTACCTTTCTGCAAATTTGCTTGTTGGTCTATTCTTTGTATAAATTTTTCTTTAGGAGCATATGCTAAAGGCACACGTATTCTTTTAGTAATAGCACCTGTACTAGATTTTTGTTGAAGAACTATATTATTAAAAATTTGTCCAAAAGCAATAGTTAATTTTCTTAAACTTTGATTATAAAAATGTGTTCCAAACATTATTCATCTATCTCCCCAAACGGATTTCGTTCAGTAAAATCTAATATATCATCCGCTGTTGAAAGAGTATCATATCCTGCCTCTTTATTCAAGTCTAAATTATCTGCATATGGAGATTGTGTCTGTATATTAGACTCTGTAAAATCTTCTTTCATTAAAAATGCTGGTTGACCAGTTGCATAATTATAATAACTTTCTAATTGTACTGAACCTGCACCTGTCATAACTTCTTGTCCATACTCTAAAGTAACCTTATATGCTAATTGGTCTAATGTATGTGTATCTTCGTGTTGGTCAATAGTTTCTAAACCAGTATCAAGTTTTTCACTTGCATACTCCCAACGAGTTACTTTTAATTTATAAACTGGTAAGTTTCCTAATTGATAAAAAGGTTCCTGGTCTTCTACAAATAAAATTTCAAAAAAGGATTTCATCAAAGGCACAAATATAATATCGCCTTCGTTTGGTCTTCCTGTAGTTGATACTAATGATCCAACCTGTGTTGCCTTATTACCAACTAAATTATCCCAACTTCTTTTTGAAACAACAAGTGTTGTGTCATCTCTAATTTCTAATCCAAACTTACTTATGATTTCTTGCTCACCTGCAAAACCTGTATTATTTTCAAAATACATTTCTACCAAATAAGAATCATCAAACTTACTAGTTACATCTTCTCCTAGTATTAAATCTTTATTGACTAATGTTCGTGGTAAGTAAAAGACATCCTGACCGTAAATTTTAAGACCTTCAACGATTAAATCTTCGTGTAGTCTTTTTTCGGCAGCATTACCTATGCCTTGTCCACCTTGAAAGTAATGATTAATTGGCATAGCATTATCCTATCATAAAAGGTTGCGGTTCTTCAAAATCGCTTCTTAATTTTATTTCTAATTTATCCAAAGCTTCTAACGCTTCACTATAAATTTGTTGACCGTTTAGAGTTACACCACCAACCATTGCAACACCATTAAATTTAGACAAATTAGCTCCCCATTGTTTTTTGAATAAAGCAGTTACGTATCTTTTTAACCAAATATCATCAAAGACATCTGTATACTGGTTAGGGTCTAATTTTCTCCAGCATTCTATTACAAGAAATTCATCTACTTGTAAATCATTTTTCCAATCCATATCAACATAAAGTCTATTATCTAATTGGTTAAATCTATAAGGTTTTTCTCCAACTAATATATGGTCTAAAAAATCTAAATGTCTTAATACAACATCATAGTTAATAACAGACGTTGAAGAAAAATCATATAGGTCATTTAATCTTAATTGATATCTAACATCAAATAAATTTAAATTACCTTTGTTTGAAAATGGAAATATATTAATTACAGATAAAACAGATTCAGGACATACAATATACTGATTGCCTTCTTTCCATTCTGTATTTACTACAGAAGAATCACCATACGTTTTAGATTCAGTTTCAGTAGTATCTGCTAAAATTCTAGCTTTATCTGCTGCTGTATACTTGTACTTTAAATAGGTTCTTTTAACACCATCATAGTGATATTGAGCAAAATATTGTAATGCTTCATCTATTCTATCTTCTAGTTGGTCGTCATCAACGTTAATTTCAATTACAGGTTTACCCAATGCTCTTAAAGCATATTGTTTTATTGATTCTCTGGATGCTGGTTTTGCCATACTGGTTCCTTTATTGTATATTTATAATAACAATTATATCTTCGGAAACAAATTATCAGTACAGAATACTCTTATATCATCTTCAGGCAATCCAAGGGATCGCATTACTCTAGGAGTGTGTGGATTTTGTTGTTGGTGTTCGCAATAAAAGTTTTGCGCTCTTATTACATCTTCTTCCTTTGAATCGCTATTATAATGACCAATTTTGTCAAGATAATTTTCTAAATTAGACGTAGCAAGAGTACAAATTTGATTTAATTCTTTTTCATCTGATATATTACCAGCGGCAATCATACCAGGACTAAAGATTTCCTTTGCCCAAGCAGGTAATTCTCTTTCTTTAGATGGTTTATACCATTTTGTTTCTTCTATAAAATACTTTGTTAAGGGATGTTCTTTTAATAATAGTGGACTATAATCGTGAAAACAACCTGTTACCTTTTTCTTGCCTGCGATAACATCAAATCCATAAATTGGACCACCATTAGTTAAATTTGGAAATAAACATATGTGTGCCATCCAAAGACCTTTTGTTTCTCTGGCGTCCACTACATCTACGTGAGCACGTCTTACACTCATATTAGACCAAGTACGGTTAACCCAAGTATCATTATTAAATCTATCCATACCCTCTTCGTTGTATTCTTTACAACGTCTATCAAGTATAGCGATTATATCTTTTTCTAATTTAATTAGTCGTTCCCAAATCATCTTTAACCTCGTTAGTTAAAATTAAAGGTTTTGAATAATCCATATCGTTCATTTCTCTAAACAATTCTGTAGCACTTGCAAAACAAAACCTACACTCATTTAAAATATTAAGTTGATAAACATTTAAATAACTGTTTATTGTTTCTTTTACTATTCGTTTATACTCTTTTATTTCACCGTGTTTAAATTTGTAATAACGATTAGGACCTGGTGTTTTTCTCATTATCATCTGACCACCAGATACATCTCCTAAATGTCTAGTATAGATATGAGCGTATAATTTTTCTGCGTCTTCTTTGATTGTTTCAATATGAGCAACGTATTTTCTAGTACTTTCAGTTATTACTGGAAAAGATTGATGAGTTATTGTTGGTACCCATAATGCTTTAAAATCATAATGGATATGTTCTGCTCTAGGTAAATTTGGAGTTGTTCTAAATAAAGAATTTTCATATCCGTATTTTTCTAATACAGCATAACATTGTAATTGATTGTAAAGATAGGTTGCGTAAAGATTAGGTTCAATAGAACCTGACATAAGAGTTTTGACAAACTCTTGTCTTTCTGCGTTTTGGTGAATATCTTTGGTTAATTCTTTGATGTCATACATAATATAATACTTATCATAATATAATCACTACATAAATTAAGCTAGACCAGCGTCTTTAAGTCTTTTTTGTTCTGCTAGTTTTGCTTCAAGTAAGGTATCAGCTTTTGTTTTATTTGCTGCTTCCTCATCTACTCCAGCTTGTTCTTTCGCTGTTTGAGCAGTTGCTTCATCAGCGTCAGCTCCGCCAAATACGGTCAATTCTTTTGTTTCTGGATTAATTGATAATCTCCACGCTTCTATACCATCAGGAACATTATCAACTTTGATTGCGTTTCCTTTTGATACTGCGTCATCACCAGTTTCAGCATTTTCTGAAAAAGGTTCGCCATTTAATGTAAAGTAATATGTTCTTGCCATTTTTTATAATCTCCTATGATCCGTATTTTCCACCGTAAGTAGTATCGTTATTTCCAAACTGACCCCACCAATCAACTTGCATTAGCAATGGATAGTTAGTTGAGTAGAAACCTCCGTGTTGCCAAGTTCTGCAAGCATTTAAACCGTAATTTCCAGTTTTATTAGTTACTGTAGTTCCAACGTGTGAATTGTTATTAGGTACAACAGTATCTCCAGAATCACCACCTTGATAAACAAGTGTGTCTTCGGTTTCATCTGTTGCCGTTGGATCAAATGACCAAGTGTATGTTCTTTGAGAAGTTCCATCGCAGTTGTCTGACCAACCTCCGTGGAAACCTGTACGTCCCCAAGCAAAATAAGGATTACTTCTTGATGATTTAGTTTGGTTTATACAAATAAATTTCTTAGGATTTTCTATACTCATACAGAAACCATTGATACCTGGACCATAGTAATAATATGGTGAATAAATCATTCCCCAAGTTCCATCCCAAGTTGTCATAAATTTCGTGTAGTATTGGTGTCCACTAGAAGAACCGTAA